TATCGTGGAAACGCTGACATTCTGCGGGAAGGATTTCGTATGCGGCGCCTTCCAGGCGCGGCGGCCTCCGTATAACAAATGCGTATACAGCAGCCTGAAACCGCTGACGAAGGTGGAAAACTGGGGGATGGAGCCGTTCCGGGTCAAAGGCTGCGGAATGGCCTGTACGATGATCGGCGCGGAGATCCTGAAGGAAGTGCAGAGCAAATACGGCACCTGTTTCAGCCCGATGATAATCGACGGGACCAAATACGGCGAAGACCTGGCTTTCTGCGTGAGGGCGAACGACATCGGCGCGGAGATCTGGTGCGAACCGACAGCGCGGTGCGGACACATCGCGCACGTGCCGATCTGGCCGGGGGAGGAACCGGCGACATGAAAAAGATCCTGATAACGGCACCGCTGCGGCAGGACATCGACATCTTCCAGGAATACCAGAAAGGGCTTGACGCCCTGGAGGTTCCGGAAGGGTATGAGGTCAGCCGCTTTTTTGTGGTGAACGACTGCGACGAGATCATCCCGTATATCCAGAACGCGGAGTATACCGTGGCGGATACGGGAGAGACCTATGAGAAGACCGGGAACGACCATCTGTGGACGCTGGGACTGATGCGGAAGATGAGCGACCTGCGGAACCGGACGATCGCGGAAATGCTGGCCGGCGGGTACGATTACTGGCTGAGCATCGACACGGACATCGTGGTGGATCCAAGGACGCTGAAAACGCTGATCGAGGCGGACAAGGATATCGTGAGCGAGATCTTCTGGACGCAGGCGCCGAGCGGAAAATACTGGTGCAACGCATGGATGGCGGACCAGGCCTGCGGTATGCCGGAGGACTGGAAGAAGCCGGGGCTGTACCGGTGCGGCATGACCGGAGCGCTGACGCTGGTGAAGCGGAAAGTGTTTGAGGCGGGCGTGGATTATACGCCGATCCCGAACATCTACCAGGCGCTGAAGGGAGAGGACCGGCACTTCTGCGTGAGGGCGGCCTGCGCGGGTTTTGAAATGTGGATTGACAGCCACTGCCCGGCGGATCACCTGTACACCAGGAAAGTGTTCAACGACTACATGGCGAGGAGAAGATAAACATGTTTGCGGAAGTAAAGGAGAGCCTGCCGATCAGCGGGGACGATTACGACGCGCAGATCATCCGGGAGATCAAGGCCTGCGCCCTGGACCTGACGACCAGCGCGGAGATCGTGCTGCCGGGGGTGATTGACATCACCAGGACACAGGAAGCGGCGACCACATCGGAGCCGGCGCACTGGGTCATCACGGACAACAGCACACTGACGGACGAGCTGATAATCACGGTGATTTCCATCTGGTGCAACATGCGTATCGGAAACCCGCCGAACTATGACCAGCTGCTGAAGGCGTACAACAGCATGAAGGGGCAGCTGCGCCTGAGCAAAAACTACACGAATTACGAGGATCAGGAAGAAGAACCGGAAGAGGAGGCGACAACGGAATGAGGATGATGGTCGGCATCGACCTGATCAGCTTCAGTCCGGACGCGCACGAAGCCGGGACGGCGGTGACTGAAACCAGTCGGAGGGTAAAAGCGCAGGAGCTGAGCCTGACGCAGGCGGAAGTCTACCAGGCGGGAGGCGAGGGCCTCAGTCCGGAGGCGAAGCTGCTGATCCCGTATGACCGGGATTACAAGGGAGAACGGGAACTGGAATACAGGGGAGAGCGCTGGAAGGTCCTGCGGAGCGATCCGTACAAGGAATGGAACGGCGTGATCCTGCTGATCCAGCGGAAGAAGGGCAACAGCGGCGGATCGGTGGTGAGCAGATATGCCTGAAGAATATCAGGAGCTTGTGGAAGCGCTGAAGAACCTGCAGCAGGTGGAAGACCTGACGGCGGACCCGCTGGTCATGGTCACGCTGCCGATGGCGGAGGACGGATGGGACACCAGGCCGGAAACCGTCAGCTACGGTATTGTATCGCTTGAATTCGAGGTGGACGCGCTGAACGGAGACAACCGGAAAGTCGCGACCGCCTACGAAGGAAGCGTAGATCTGTACAGCATGGCGCGTAACGGCGCGGGATGGGTGGAGCTGATCACCGCAGCGCTGACGGACTACTGCGAAAGCTGCTGGAGCCTGAACTATCACACCTATGAACGGGACACGGGCCTGTTTCATTGGGAATGGGCGTTCCAGGTGGAGGAGTGAAATGATATGGCATTTTCCATTGAGGTGAGCGGATTAGAGGAGCTCGAAAGCAAACTGGACGAGCTCGGAGCAAAAGCGGCGCACATCGCCGCTGAAGGCCTCTACGAGGGGGCCGGGTATGTGGCTGACAAGGTCAGCCGGGCGGTGCACGGCATCGCCACGGAACCGTTCAAATACGCGAGGAACGGACAGAAAAGGAAACCGTCACCGGAGGAAAAGGCCATCCTGGAAAACGCGAAGCACGGCGTGGCGAAGTTCCGGAACAACGGGATCAGCGTGGAGACGAGCGTGGGCTTCCAGAACTCAGGCTACGGGAACATCACATGGAATCACGCGCGGGCGAAGAACAGCCGGACGCTCTACAAGCAGGGCGAAGGCGGGCGCATGGTCCACGCGAGCCAGGGAACCGGAGCCAGCGCGAAACCGGTGCCGCTGATCGCGAACTCCATCAACTCGGGAACCTCTTTCATGGAAAAACAGCCGTTCCTGAGGAAGGCTTTTTCACAGGGAAACGGGGCGGCGGTTGCCATCATTGAAAACGAAATTCTAAAACGAATCGACGAGATCGAACTGTAACGGAGGGAAAGAACATGGCAAGACCTAATGTTGGGATGATGTATCCAGTTTTCGCCAAGATGACCGGCCACACGGACGGCAGCATGCCGACCTACGGCACGGGCCGGGTGATCCAGGAGGCGCGGAACTGCACAATCAACATGACCTACAACAACAACCCGCTCTACGGCGACGACAGGATCGTGGCCGACGACAACGGGCTGAGCGAGATGACGGTGAGCTTCGAGCTGACGGGCCTGAACGAGGAAGACCGCAAGGCGCTGTTCGACGAGGATACGATGTCCGTCGGCGGACTGACCGCGCAGATGATCAGCGACAACGAGACGCCCTACGGAGGCTTCGGGTTCATCCGCAAGATGAACGACAACGGAACGCGGATCTTCGAGGCGTGGATCATCCTGAAGATCAAGTTCACGCAGGACAGCATGGCGACGGCGACCAAGGAGGGATCCATCAGCTGGGGAACGCCCACGATCAACGGGCGGGCAGCGAGCCTGTATGTGGACAGCTCCGACCGGATGCGCTTTATCGCAAGCTCGAAATTCACTACCGTGTCTGCGGCAAAGAGCTGGATCAACACGGTGCTGAACGTTTCAGCGGCGACGACCTGACAAAGGAACACGGGGGCCGGAGAAATCCGGCTCCCTGTTTTTAGCATGAGAAAGGAAGCAAGGAAGCAATGACGGAGATCAAGATCGGCGGGAGGGAGATCCCGCTTTTTTACACGACCTATGAAATGATCGCGATCCAGGAGGAGATCGGCTGTACGGCCTTCCAGCTGCGCGACGAGGTGTTCGGCATCGTACAGGAGGACGAGGACGACCCGACGAGCATCCGCATTGAGGCAGTGACGGATCCGCAGAAGACGAAGAAAGTGGGCACGCTGATCCGGATCCTGGGGAACGCCGGGCTGGAAGAGAAAGGGCAGGAGCCGGACCTGACGGATAAGTGGGTGCTCAGGCACATGAAGCCGGCGCTGATCATGGCCTACTGCGTGGCGGTGATGGCGGAGATCAACGCGGGGAACAAGCTGGAGAGCCCGGAGACCGAAGGCGAGACAGGCCCGAAGGATATGCTCCTGGAGGAAGAAAACGCAAAAAAACAGCCAGGGAACTGACATACCTGCGGGTGGTTTCCTACGGTTTAATCGCAGGACTGAGGCGGGAAGAGATCAACCGGATGAGGCCCGGCGAGGTGCTGGACCTGTACGTCTACCGACGGATTTATGACATGAGCATGAGGATGTGAGCAGATGGCTATCAACGCGAAGATGAACGTGGACATCGGGCCGTTCAAAAGCGGGATCCAGCAGGGGACGCAGATCTTGAAGGGCCTGAACGCCGAGATGAAGGCGACGGATGCCGAATTCAAGGTGACGGGCAACGCGGAGAAGAAGCTCGAACAGCAGACAAAGACGCTGAACAGCCAGATGCAGGTGCAAAAGGGAATCATCGACCAGGCGCAGAAGGCGCTGAAAGCGATGACAGACGCCGGCGTGGATCCGGCGGACAAGGCATACCAGCAGATGTACGCGACGCTGATGAACGCGCAGGCGGGGTTGTACTCCGCGCAGGCGGCCATGAATGAGCTGGGCACCGGCGCGCAGCAGGCCGCAGCGGGGGCGGACCAGCTGACGGAAAGCGTGAACGGGATCGGCAAGAAGCTGAGCATGGACCAGGTGCTGAGCGGGATTGAAAAGATCACCGGCGGGCTGGAGAAGGCGGCGCAGACAGCGATCCGCCTGGGCGAAACCATCTGGAACCAGATCATGGACACGGCGGCGTGGTCGGATGATACGGCGACGCTGGCGGACCGGATGGGCCTGAGCGTTGAGGAAGTGCAGAAGATGCAGGCCGTCGCCGGGCAGTTCGAGGCGCCGGTGGAGACCATGGCCAAGACCTGGAAAAAGGTCGCCATGAACATGAGCTCCGACAGCGCGGACGTGCAGGCGGCCTTCCAGGCACTGGGGCTTGCCGGCGTGCAGATGGTGGACACCGGCTTCGGGCAGGTGGAGCAGAGCTGGAAGAAGGCCGGCGACTACAAGGATATGTTCTGGGAAATCGGCGACGCGCTGATGAACATGTCCGACGCGCAGGTGCAGAGCGGGGAACGCGAGCGCCTGGCGCAGACGCTGCTGGGCCGCGGCTGGGACGAGCTGGCGCCGCTGTTCAAGGCAGGCCGGGAAGAATATGAGGCTGCCCTGGACGCCCAGAGCGCGGCCAGTGAGGAAGCGATCCGGAACAACGCGGAGCTGAACGACAGCGTGGCCCGGCTGGAGGAAAACTTCAAAATCCTAAAGGCGGAGGCGCTGGGGCAGATCGCTCCGGCGATCACCCAGGTGACGGATCACTTCAGCGAGTTGCTGGGAACCGTGACGGAGTACCTCAAGACCGACGAAGGCCAGCAGATGCTGACGAACATCGGCGAGGCGCTGAAGAGCCTGATGCAGGGGCTGACGGACCTCAGCGCGGAGGACGTGGTCAAAGGCGTCAAGGACGCGCTGGGGACTGTGGAGAGCGTCTTTGAATGGATCGAGCAGAACAAGGGCGGCATTGTGTCTGCAATCGAGGCGATCGGCATCGCGTTCGGTGGGCTGAAGCTCGCGGAGCTTGCGATCAACATCGCTAAGGTTGTCGGCGGATTCAAAGACCTGCTGGGACTCGGAAGCGGCGGAGGAAACGGAGGCCAGCCGTCAACAAACACGACAACCACGACTGGAACAACTACGATTCCGGGAGTTGGGAACGAGGTTGTTATGTTTGACGGTATGGGATCCGCAGGTGCAAACGGGCTTGCAATTGGTTATGTAAGCGGCCAGATTGAGAACCACGCAGATCTTCGCAGCAGGCTGAACATGATCCTGAAAGAAAATGGCATGGAATCGACTGATCCGAGGATCAGTAATGATTACATGAGGGCGTTGATGAGCAATCCGACACTTGACGAAAGCAGTGTCGCGCAGATTGTAAGCGACTTTGAGCAGAAGGTCAGCGCACTGGGGCCGAAGGTGGAAGTGGAACCTGAGGTAAAAGACGGCTCAGCGGAATCTGTTGCTGAACAGGTCGGAACAGTTGAAATCCCTGCGGAACTGGTAGTTGTCGGGATTTCAGCTGGCGGCGTCGGCGGAGGAGTAAAAAGCATCGTCCGCGGACTTGAAAGCAGCGGACTGATCACCCAGATCCTTGGGCGTGCAAACGGGATATGGAGCGTCCCTTATGACGGGATGCTCAGCGTTCTCCACAAGGGCGAGCGGGTCGTCCCGGCGCGGGAGATCGCCAGCCGGAATTACTCCAGCAACCTGTATGTCGAGAGCATGTACATGAACAACGGAACGGACGCGGCGGGACTGGCGGCGGCGATGGCCTCGGCCCAGCGGCGGACGATGAGCGGATACGGATCTTAAAACAAAGGACGGGGAACGATGGGACGCAGTTATTTTATCTTTAACGGCATCGACTGCCGCAGCATGGGCGTCGTCCTGAGCGGGCCCGCGCCGATCATCCGGGCGGAGGAACGGGTGAACCACGTGCAGATTCCCGGGATCGCCGGGGACCTGACGGAGGTGGAAGGCGAGAACATTTACAACAGCTACATTCAGACGGTAACGATGAGCGTGCACGGCGCCTTCAATGTGCGGAACATCTACAGATGGCTGCGGGGCGCAGGCTACGTCACCTTCAGCGGAGAGCCGGACAAGAAGCAGGCGGCGCGGGTGATCGGCGCCGTGACGCTGAACCGCCACAGCTACAACCTGGACTGGTGGGAAGGCGAAGTGCAGTTCTACTGCCAGCCCTTCAAGGAAAAGCTCCGCGCGGAGGAACC